CTACCGCCGTAACCGCTCCGGCTTCTTCCACTGGTAAGTATTTTTCGCGCTCTCCCTCCGTTGCTGAGAACGGCGACGACATGCCAGCAACTCGAGAACTCTGGTTCGTATATCGCGCATATCCACGCCGTTAAGCTCGATACCGTCACGGCGCATCACATCAGCCACCACACGCGCGTAATTTTCGGCTATCACGCTGTCCGGTTGCGTGGCCTCCTGTTTGCCTGCTGCCTGGCTGATTCCGGCAGCACGGCGAATCATTTTGAGCATTTCGGCTTCGGTCATGGTCATGGCCTCCGTGGTGATGGAAAGCAATGCCGTAATTGTGGCGACTGATGCCGGGAAGGTGAAGCGCGTTTAAGCTGGTGGATGTGGTGCCATGTTTCCCACCAATGGTGGAATAACCCACCAGCGCAACGCAGAACACATAAAACCATTGCGATGATTCATGACAGGGGGATAACCACAAAACAACGTCAGCGGCGCTGATTCTGGCTGCTCCTGTCCGGGATGTGCACGTATTACGTACGCAGTTAATCCGGCATAACACACGACGTTGATAAAACGCCCTGATCGTCGTGGGTCCTCCCGGTGGGGTGCCCCTTACCGCGGGGCGACGGATGCGCAGAAAACGGCTAGTTTTTGCATTTTCATGGCGGCGGCAGCATGTGTGATAATTCATTGATAATTAAAAATTATTTCTGTTTTCACCTGTACAGTCTTTTTTCTCCCCTGTCATTAGACCAGTTTACAATCAATTGAAATATATAAATAAATTTAATTTTCACCTGCCAGATGGAGTTGCCTGTGTCAAATGTGAGCGGGAGCGGTGATGCTTATCACTGAAGTGTTTTTAAAATTTAAGAATTGTTAAGGTGTTTTGCGCAAAATTCGCGGTAAACATGCTCAGAAACGCCAGGGGGCAGGAATTATTGTAATTATCAGCCACCAGCAGATGTTGTTCAGAGGCTAAAAGCAACTATCTGAAAATCCAGGGATGCTGGTGGGGTAGATATCCTGTTTTACCGGGATGATTTTATTTTTCATTTTGATATCCATCAATTTTTTTGCATTCCCTTTCATTATGATTCTGGTCGATTGTTAACCACAGGAAAAACAGAAACATGATGAAGCAATATACCAACGAACTGACCGCCGATGTACTGGCAGAACTGGATAAATCCCCTTTTACAGAAGAAGCGCTTGCTGATATGTCCGATGATGCGCTGGCGATAATCAGGGAGCAGGAGGAATTTTGCCGTCAACATCCGATAGTGGCTATCTGGCGACATGCCATTACCGGTAGCCTTACCCGTAATGGCGGGGTGGTGTCTTCCGCCAGTTCCGGCTGCGAAGTCGCTGACAGCACCGGAGAGATGGCTGAAATGGCGATGGTCGGGGATGAGGTGACTTATCAGGACGGCACAACGGCCCGTATTGTCAGTGGTTCCGGCAGTGCGTTTAGCTGTCACGGGAAAGGGTATGCGCTGGTTGGCAGCCAACTGGATAACGGGGATGAAATTATCAGTACGCCGCAGCGAACAGCATTACTTTGTTGTCGTGAAGGCGAAAGTATGCCAGCGGATTTTCTGGTAGTGCCGGAGTGTAAGCCATGACATACAGGCCGGATATACACGGCAGGGGAATGGCGCTTTCCTGTGACAAAACCACCACCGGCGCATGGCTGATTACTTCCCTTCCTGTCCCTAACTACAACGTCTGTGGTTACGGTCTTATTCGTAAGGGGGACAAAACCACCCCCTGCCCGGCGTGCGGAAAGCCCGGCATGGTGGCAGAAGGAGAAGCCCGTTTTAAGGTGATAGATATTCCTATTGCCGTTGATGGCTGTGTTGTTCACTGTGGCTGCCCTGAAGGTTCAAACCGGATTATTGCCCCGCTCGGTCAGTGGATGGGGGCGGGGCCGTCGCCGGCAGAAATTGCACAGAAAAAACAGGCGGAACTGATAGCACAACGCAAGGCAGAACGGGAAGCTGAAGAAAAACGCCGGGAGGAAGAACGGGAACGTAACCGGGTGTTTGCAAAATCCTGTCTGCGCGGTGAGGGATGCAACGACGCGGGCGACCAGCGGGAGCCGCATACCAACTTTGCACCGATGGGGATTTATCAGGCCGTTCCGCAGACTGACCCGGTGACGGACACGGAAACCCCGCAGCGTGCACAGGCGGTCAAAAAGAAAAAACTGGTTGCGCCGGAGGATATCCCGAAGCCGAAGAAACGCAGTGCACTGTGGAAATGGTGGAACGGCCATCACGAGGAAATGGATTATCAGCGTGCGGTTGAAGAAGCGGAGCGCGCACAACGGGCCAGAGCGGCAATTGCCGGGGCGAGCGTTCTGCGTCCGGTGGCGGGGAATTTTGCCATCCGGGGAACGTGGGCCGTCGTGGGTGAAACTGCGACCGGGGTTGCGGGGCTGCCACTGGCGGCGTTTCTGATAGGGATGATGCCCGGTCGGCTGAATGACGGGGAACAGGATTTTATCGACCGTATGAGGGCCGAACAGGCCAGGGAAGTGCCTACCCGTGTTCGCTTTACCTGGGAGACGAACAGCCGGGGGAACCCCGTTCCGCATGGCTGGCATACGCCACCGGGACAGGACAGGGTGCGCGTGCGCCGGATGGAGTGGGACGACAGACGAAAGGCGTACACATTCACCACGGAGGAAGACCCGCGTATCACACTCATCTGGACGCCGGATAATCCGGGGATTGATGTACCGTACCACACGGGAAATCAGTACCCGCCAGTGCTGCCGAATCCGGTGATGGTGGACCCGTTACCGGATGACACGGGATTACACGCCACAACCAGCCCGGCCCCGGAAGAAAAGGATTTTGCGGATTACATTCTGATCCTGCCATTCCCGGATATACCGCCGATTTATATTTACATCAGGAATAACGCCGGGCAGGTAACAGGGAAAGGACAAAAAATTAGCGGGGCGTGGCTGGTGGATGCCGATAAGGGAAATGGTGCACCAGTACCCAGCCAGATTGCGGAGCGGATGCGTGGGCGAACATTTGCGAATTTTGATCGATTCAGGGAGGCATTTTGGGCAGAAGTGGCAAACGATGCTGATTTGTCAAGACAGTTCAGAGCACACAACCTCACGAACATTCGCAAAGGACGTTCACCATTCACAAGGGAAGTGGATCGAGTTGGTGGGAGGGAACGTTACGAAATACACCATATTAAACCTATAAGTGAGGGGGGCGAAGTTTATAACGTTGATAATATGGGTATCACAACACCAAAGCGGCATATAGAAATTCACAGGGGAAAATAACGTGAAAACAATAAACGACTATACTGAAAATGAATTCTTAGATCTTGTTCGAAAAATATGTAATGCAGAAGGAACAGAAAAAGAAAGCGAGCAGTTAGTCAGAGAATTCAGGCGCCTCTCTGAACATCCATCAGGCTCTGATCTAATTTTTTATCCAGAGAACGGAAAAGACGATAGTCCGGAAGCCATCGTACAAGAAGTTAAAACCTGGCGTTTAGCTAATGGCAAATCCAGTTTTAAAGATGCGTAATTTAGCCCCCTTCGGGGGCTTTTTTGTTGGTCAGGTGTCACGGGTCCTTTCCAGAATCTTGAGCGCCGGGGGTACGGATACGCGCAATTCTTAACTGTTTATGAAAATTTTTCGGGAAAAGTCAGATCCGTTCTTCTTCTCTGTAACTCATTGTTTAATCGTAAAATCATCAGAAAAAGAAAGGATCTGACAGTGGTCATTTTGGGCCAAAAATAACGTTATCAGATCCTTTCTCAGTTTTGTTCAATAATTGCGCGGTTGTCACTCACCTTTCTGTTGCCGTAACTTCTCCGGCACGTTTCCGGTTGTTTCCATCAGATAGTCTTCCAGAATGCGGGGTAGGTTATCGGCAGTTTTAGCGCACGCATTACAGGCTCGTGCTGTTTCCTTCCTCAGGCCATCGAGCATTGCCGGAGTCATCCCGGGGAACTGCCTTTGCATTGTGAGCGGCAAACTATCCATGATCGAAGAAATCTGACTCGCCAGTCCACGAAGCGCACAGAGTACGAACTCAGTATCTATAACTTCCCCTGTCTCTCTGGCGTTCTTCAGTTCCTGTCCGTCCGCCTGTGCTTTGGTGAGACGGTAGCGTTCGTACTCTGTTGTGCCTGGCTGTAAATCTGATTCACCAGCAGCACGTAAATCATCAAGCTCCCTGCGGAGTTTTTCGTTTTCGATCTCCTTCTCCCTCTGTACATACCATTCGATCACCTGTGCAGAGTCGAAAGTCACCTCCACACCTTTTCCGCCACCAGATACATGGGGAAGCCCTTGCATCTGCCAGCGCTCAATTGTGCGCGGATCAACACCGAAAATCTCCGCCAGTCTCTTTTTGTTAACATTCATTTATCAAATCCTCATCAAAAACCACCTCCGACATGAAACGCCTGAAAAACGGGATTTTCCGGCGTTATGGTGTCGTATGTTTATGATAGTTAGTTGCAATAAAAACATAATGTTACATGCAAGAAGTACCGACATGCTTTTTCCCTGAAAAATTTTTATAAATAGTGAAAATCTGCGCGTCTGCCGCCCCGTGGTGTTTCAGATCCCCGGAAAGGACCCGTGAAAAGTCACCGCCCCTGTCCGGCAGTGTAAGAGGTGTTTTTTAGGGAGCCCCTTTTCAGCCCATAAAACCGGAAAAATCACGGTTTTTTAGCCTGCTGGTGGAGTGAGTTTTTTTAACGATGCCAGCAATGGCGCGGGGTTGGCGTGGTTTTGTCTGATAGGTTTTATCTATCAAGTCTGTGCGCACCTTCCCAAAAAAAAGTTTTCGAACCTGCGGCGATGTGAAGAAGGGTTGGGCGGCGGTCCCTGACAGCCAGGACTACAGGGATTTGATCCACCCCTCCCATTGATGATAACCGTTATCAATTACTCCACCAGCCAGCAGAACGGTAACAGTACATCGGGCTACCCGTTCCGGTACTGGTTAACCCTGACTTTCGCCATCAGCGTGACGTGATGGTGACATGTCGTGACACATCGTGACGTTACCACCAGCGCAACGGAGAACGGCAAATCGCAGACAAAAAAAACCCCCGTGATTACGGGGCGGAAGGATAATAACCATCAGGAAATGTAAGCTACCACAAAGCAAATAACCATGAACAACGATTAAGAGTACGGAGAATAACCGCTCGTTCACGCCGGATAATGCCATGAGGTCAGGGGGATGGCAACGTAGGGACCATAACGCATCACCACCAGCCTTGTGGGTTATCGTGATGCGGCATGATTCAGTGGTGAACAAAAAACAGGCGTTTTCGACACCAGGAATTTTTTTAACCTTCATTATCAATAAATTGCGCTGGTGGTGATGACCGATAAAAATGCGAAAATTTGGCGATTTCCGCGCGTCCGTCGCCTCGCGGTAAGGCCACCCCTCTGGAAGGACCCGTAAAAAAAGCCGGAGTGTTCCGGCTTCGTCTGTGTATCTGCGTATATGCAGGATTTTATGTTATCCGCCCACGGGAGTGATGGTCATTTTTCAGGATAATATCCGGCATCACTGATTATTGCCCGGCTGCTTTGGATAGTTCCGCCAGACGGATTTACCCGCGTCTTCCATCCCCATCACCGCATGAGTGCGGTTTACAGCCTCTTTCAGCGCCCCGAAGTTATCCGCCATAACGGGTGGGCGTGCTGCCTTACGGATACATTCCGCGCGACGCTTTGCCGCCTGTTCGCGCTCCTTATCGGTGTTCACCAGTTGCATAACCTCAGCCCACCGCGCCGTCGCTCTTCGGTACAGCCCTTTAGCCTCCAGTTCTTCCGCTTTGCTGTCACGAATCATGCGCCTGTCTTCTCCTTTGCTGTCCGGCGTTTACGCTTCTCATTCAGCATCATCAGCCGCGTTTCTGCGTCCTGTTGTTCCTGTGATGTCACCTCGCCACATGGCTGGCCTTTCAGGTCGTAGCGTACCCCACCAGCCATTAAGGCGCGGTAATAGCGTGGAGACTGCGCATAAGATGCCAGCGTCGCACGTAATGCCCCCGGCCCGAATGCCAGCCCCCTGACGGCGATATCCTGCATCAGGTCGTCGAATATCCCCACCTTCAGCGGTTTTGGCGCTTCCCGGCTGAATAAGTCAGGCCACATCTCAGTAAGGCGGTTAACGCGTCTGCGGTTTTTGCGCTGGCGTTTGGTCATATGCCGCCACGGTGTCGCCCCTGTGGGCTTCTGCTGTGCGTTCTGATTGCCGGGTATCACTTTATGCGCCGATGTGGTTTTATCCTGCTGCTGTATCGCCTGCGTCGTTTTCTGCAGCGTGCCGTAAATGCCTTTCGGTTTTCGGTTAATGGTCAGCTTTGTCATGCTTTCCCCTGTAATAACTCTGTTCGCTGTTGTGAATTAAAACGGTATGTTGTCCTCGTACGGATCATCATTACCCGCCTGTTGTTTTGCCCTGTTCAGCGCGTCAGTAGCCTGGCCCTGTTGACCTTTTTTGCCGCCCGGTCGCGCCGTTCGCGCACTGATTACGCTGTCTGCGATAACCTGCCAGCCCTGCCGCGTTTCGCCGTTCTGGCCTGTCCACTGGCTTACCTGCATGTTACCCGCCACGCTCACCAGTTCGCCTTTGTGGTGTCTGGCCAGTGCGTCGGCCTGTCTGCCAAACGCCAGGACGGATAACCACATCGTCGCCGTTCCGTCATCGGCCTGGCTGCACGGCAGGGGAACCGCCATACTCGCCATCGCCATTTGTGTCCCTTTGCTGGTGGTCTTTAACTGCGGGTCAGCCACCAGCCGCCCGTAAGCCGCTATCTGTGCTGTCATGCTGTCTGCTCTCCGGTTTTAATGTTGATGGTTGTCACCTGTTCCGATTCGGCAATCTCCCGTTCTGTCAGCGTGGCAAAGTTTGCTGCCGCCGTTGCCATGAATGCGCTTATCAGTTCGGGGTGTGCTTTCGCGTATCCTTCCCCCGTGTTGCGGTCGATGATTTTTATCGCCACTCTCAGCCAGTGCTCTGTAAGGTCAATGGCGCGGTAGTGTGGTTGTTTGCGGTTTGACTTCATAGTTCAGATCTCGATTTTTCGTATATATATATACAAAACACGTCGTCCCAGTTGTCCCGGTTGTCCCACTTAATGTTAACTTGTTGATTTTATTAAAACACACTCCGCAAAGTGGGACGACATTTACCGATTTTGGGACGACATGAGGGGTTTTGCGTTGTCCCACCCTTCGGCACGGTAAAAAATACGTGTCGTGTCGTCCCAAAATGCCGCAATGTTGTCCCAAAATGCCTGAATGTTGTCCCGCTGTTGTCCCACTTTTTGCAAGTGAAATCTATAAAATTCAATATGTTACGCTTGCTTATTGCTTTCTGGGACGACTGGGACAACATATTGTTACCGCCTACACGCGAGATTAATCATTTTCAGCATCGTAGTCCTGCGTCAGCAAAAGGCCATACACTCTTAGCCGCGCCCCTTTCAGGTGTTTTAGCCGTGGTGTCCTGATTTGCCATCCTCGCCCGCTGGCTGGTTTTCTCAGCATTCCGGCTTCATGAAGGGTTTTTGCTACGGCATCCTTGTTAAATCCCTTCGCCACATGTGAGCTAAACGGCTCCGGCAGCACGTAAAACAAAACAGGCTCGTCATAACGCCCGTCGCTTTCCCTGTAGCCGTACAGTTCTGAAATCGGCAGGCTGGCAGGGTCATAATTGACAGGGGCGAACCTGCTCAGGCCATAGGCCGCAAGAAACGCCTCAGCCTGTTCAATAATCTGCCTGTGTTCCCTGTTGCCCGTGCCGAACTCCTTCACCCAGGCATTAAAATTATGCTGAATGGCATCGCGGCATTCCTGCTCATCCCAGCCAGTCACATGACCGGAAAGCACAAGTGCGGCCTCCAGTATGGCGAAACGCTCACCCACGCGGTGGACCTGCTCGCCGTAGCTCTCCGGTATCAGGTTGCGCCACCGTTCACGGCATTCCCTTACTGTATCCTTTGCCTCCTGCTGGTGGTCTGCCAGCCATTTAACCCACTCACGCCCCGCCGCCCCGTGATTTGCTGTCCAGGCATCCTTTAACGCGTCTGCGTGCGCCTTTCCGGTGCTGTATTCGTGAAATTGTGTGGCTTTTTCCATTGGCACGTTAAGCAGGCGGACAAGCTGCCCCGCCTTGACTTTTATCCCCTCCGTTTTGAGGAATGTCTCAACGTCCATTTCTCCGGTACTGATTGCCACCGTTCGCCAGTGTTTTATCTCCCTGTTGCCGCCGTCCTTCGCCCCCTGCAATTTACCGGAACCGTTAAACAGCGTATAAGCCGATGTGGACACCTCCCGCGCGTTTCCGGCCTGGCCTATTTCATCCAGTGGTAACAGTCCGTCGTTGTGTGCCTCTGCCTCGTTGGCGATACCTAACGCCGTTCCGTACCAGGTCAGCCGTTGCGCGTCCGGCTCTCCCCATAAACTTGATGCTATGTTCTGTGTGGTGGTTTTCCCTGCCGATGACTGTTCGAAAAGATGTACCCCGAAGCCGTCAGCGCCCACCAGCCCGATTAATGGTGCGGATAACGATACCGCCACTCCCAGCATCATGGACGGATTACCACCAGCCAGTCGCGCCACACTGTCGCGCCAGCCCTCCGCCGTTCCTGTCACGGAATAACCATTAACGGCAGCCGTTTTTCCGGTAAACAGGACTGGCTTTTCGCAATCACCAATGACCGAACCATCCGGCATGATGTACGCGCCAAAATGCCAGCCCGTTGTTGTGCTTAACTGCCATTCCTCATGGCTTCCGCTTAACTGCATCCAGTCAGCCAGGACAGCCCTGTATTTACCGTTGGTTGTCACGTTCAAACCGTGGTCTTTCAGCAACCGCCAGCCGTCACGGTCGCCAATGCCACCACACGGGATCGCCATTGTGATGACTTCATGATTTGCTAATTTTTTCCAGCGCATCACGCGGTAATGCTCTTTGCCGATTGTTCCCGTTCCCAGTAGTTCAAGCGGGGAACATAACCACGTCTCAGGCCGGATAATTTCGCCTGACTGCTTATCCACTTTGGGCGTTACCCAGAAAACACCATCGGCGCGGCTTTCAACGCGGGGCTTTAATTCATCATCGCCATGGTTTTCTGTGATTTTTTTCTTTAAGGGCAACACCAGACTTTCCCCACGCTCGTATTCGTCTTTCAGTCGGGCAAGCTGTGGTGTCCAGTCCTCCAGTAGTTCGCCGTTCTCGTCACAAAAACTGACTTCCTTAACACCAGCTACTGCGAGCAGGGTTTCAATCTGTAGCGCCTGTTTGCCATCCAGCTTTCCGGCACGTCTGACCATGACGCGTAACCGGCCATCATCCACAATACGCAGGTTTTCCAGATTACCCAGGTCACGCCGTCCGATATAAACGGGCGGTATTTTGTCGCCGCGCTTTCCGGCTTCTCCACCCTGCCTGTAATGTTCTGCGTGGCTGTATGCGTCATCCCCCACAAAAATTACTGCTTCCTCACCTTTATCTTTCGGCAATAGTTTTACGTTCGGTGCCAGTTTCATTTTTTACCCCTGAATCCGTTAAGCATTTTTCTTATGGCCTGAATATTTACCCGTGCCTTCTCTTTGCTGGTGGGCTGGTTACGCGGCGCAGTCTGTACCAGGGAAAAATCACGCCGGAACTGATAAACAGGCATCACGCAGTCATAGCCGTACCCATCACGGCGGTAAGTAACGCACCGTCCCGCCACGTGTTTAATCGTTACTGTGCCGCCGTAGTTATCCCGGAAAATATCGCCGGGGCGGATTTCAGGCCGAGGGAGGCCGCTGGCAGTAAAGCCAGAATTTTTCTGTTTCATGGTTTTTATTCTCCGGTGTGATGCGCTTTATTATTCTCGTGAATTGCCATCACCGTATTTAATTCGTTAATTACTGGCGTTAATAATGTGTGCACGGCAGAAAACATCATGGGATATGATTCATCGCCATTTTCCGGCACTTCCATTAACTTAAGTAATAATGCCTCCATTTCCTTTGCGCGGATTAATGCATTCTCAGAATGAATAAGAACATCAAAAGGTATTTTATGCATCACACAGTTTCTCCCTGATTCTTTTAGTGTCCTCATTGAGGATGTCTGTAGCTTTTGTCAGTGAGTTTTTGGTAATTATTTTTATTGTTTTAAATTTTCTTTTGTCGTACTCCGACTGTGATTTCCTCTCCATGATCTCTACCATGCAATTTATATCCACAAGCGCATGTATCAGTACTTTCAATGCTTCGCCTGCTGCGTCCGGCGTGTTTTTATTGCACATGGCGCACCTCCTGACGAATACGGGCGGCGAATACCATCACGCAGCCATCAGGAGATTGCTGGCGGGCTTCCTGTTCGCTGGTGGCCTCGATGTGAATCACGCGCGGTTGTGCCGTGCTCAGGGCGATAAAACGCCAGATGTATTTATTCAGGTTGTGCGAGTCCCGCCCTTGCGGGTGTGTGGTATGATTTAACATAGCTACCTCGATACTTCTGCTATCGTTGGTGGTTAGAAGCCCCGTTACTGCTCCAACAGTGCGGGGTTTCGTCGTTTCTGTGCCTTGCATCAATAAGGTGTAAGACACAATGTAAAATAAAAGTGTCTTACACGTCAACCCTTCAAAATAATTTTTTTTCGTGTATATTGTCTTACACCAAAAACATAAGGAGTTAGACATGGCAACAGGTCCAAAGAATGCAAAATCACAATCTGTAACTGCACGTATTGCCCATGAAATTATTGAAGGCATGGAAAAAGTGAAAGAAGAAGGCGAAAGTACAGGACAGTTTATAAGCGCAGCCATGCGTGGCGAGATCAAACGCCGCCAGCGCCGCCAGGCCAAAGAATCAGAATAAAAACAACCTGCGCCGTGGTGTGAGGAACTACGGCACATTGCTTTACAGGACAGCACCATGAATGATAACGAGTTAATAAAAACATCATCACCAATAAGAAAGAAACGGCGCAAAAATATAGCGCATGAGTCTGAATCAGACAGATTCGCACCATGTGCTTTTGCTCTTGAGAAATTCCTAAAAGAGTACAGGAAAACGCGCCCATTGCAGGTATGGCAACGTAACGAACAAAAAGGTTGATGTATGACCAGAAAGCAGACAGATAACAAACCATTGCTACCAGAGAATAAATCAGCGGGATTTTTACCGGAAAAAGTGCTACATGAGCTAAAATTCCGCCAGCGTAAAAAATCCAAAGAAACAGACAAAGAATAACTTATGCACCAAATACTATACTGGCTCGGATCTCTGTTTGTATTTGCATTTCTCATGAAATATTGCATTAGCAATGAACCTGCCGACAATGAAAGTACATGCGGGAGTGCTGAAAAAGATATTCCACTTCTCGTATATGAAAATGAAAGCCCTGTGCACCGCAATTGAGCGAAATTTAATGAATTCACTCTTTGCCCACCAGCCGCAAATGTGGCATTGTTGGCAATGCTCATGCGTTGGGGATAACGTGTAGCTTGTGTCGAATGGCCACCGTAGCAGGTGGCCTTTGTTTTGCCTGTTATCCGGCAATTGTGGCGCTTCGTCACACGGTTGATATAATTCCCCTGCACTGATCCATTTTTTTCGCAGCAGGTTAATTGTTCACAAGGGCGCTCCGGCAACGGGGCGCTTTTTGTTATGTTCATTGCGTTACACCTCACACCATTACGCAGCCGTTCCGCGCGCTTCTTCCTCGCGTTCTTTCAACCAGGCCAGCACCTCATCTTCATACCAGCCAACACGGCGCAGACCGATTTTGAAGCCTTTCGGGAATTTTCCGGCGTTGATCATGTCCTGTAGCGAACTGTCTGCCTTGATGCGCAGAATATTTTTTACTTCCTGACGGGTAAGAATTTTTCTGATTACTTCCATCGTGTTTTACCTCGTTAATCCGGCGTATTCCGGTGATAAATACGGTAAAGCAGGGCAGGGCGGGAAAAACAGTACTCACCGTTTTAAAACGGTACTCACTGTTTTTTATCTCATTGATTACGCTTTCTTTTTGCAAAAAAATAGCGACCGCAAGGGGCCGCTATTGTGATTACCGTTTCCACTTCTTAGGTCGCCCACCACATTTAAGGCTGGTGGGCCTCAGCACCTTGTCGATGCTTTCAGCCAGATTTTTCGATGCGCCACGCGAGCGTAAAAAACTGACTACCTCGTGTTTTGTGGGGGCTGTTGATTTGTCTTCCGGATCGTATGTTGACCAGAATTCACGATTTGCCATTAACGCCAGTTGCAGCCCTTCACCGCAGACATTGAATGATTTTTCGTGCCAGACCATTTCAATAAATCTCGATTTCTCATGAGTCGGGTTTTTCCTTGTCTGTTGAGGAGATAGGCGATTATACGATGGTTTAGCATGGTTTGCACTGGTTGTACTGGTTTTTTGTACAGTTACACCGCACGGATACCCCTTTTACCACTGGCTATGGTCACTCCGGTTGCTGCGGCTTCCACAAATTCACCCCACCAGCGCATAAGTACTACGCGTTTTTCCAGGTAGTTACTTCGGTTATATGCCCGCCTTACCTCGTTCGTGTCCACGTGTGCGAGCGCGGCCTCGATTACGTCCGGCTCGAATCCTTCCTCGTTCGCTGCTGTGCTGAATATGGCGCGTAATCCGTGAGACACCAGCACACCAGCGTAACCCATCCGGCGCAATGCGGCGTTAGCGGTCTGGCTGCTCATTGGCAGCATCGGGTTTTTAAGGCTGGGAAAAACGTGTTCCCTGTGTGCGCTGATTGGCTTCATGGTTTCCAGTACAGCCATAGCCTGACCACAAAGGGGGATCACATGGTCACGGCGCATCTTCATGCGTCCGGCTGGAATCGTCCAGGTTTCGGCATCGAGGTTTATTTCTTCCCAGCGTGTGGCGGCTGCTTCGGCGGGGCGTGCTACGGTCAGTAGCTGCCACTCAATCAGCAATCTGGTTTGCCGTTCTATGCTGGCGACCGATAAATCGTGCATTAGCTGCGGTAGCTGTTCCGGTCGGATGGTTGGCATGTGCTTTTTGGTGGGGGTAGGGAATGCCTTACGGACGTTCGCGGCGGTGTTGATGTCAATCAGACCACTGTTGGCAGCAAAATCCATCACCTCATTGATGCGCTGTAAAACGCGTTTCAGGGTTTCCAGGTTGCCACGCGCCTTAATGGGGGTGAGTATCTCAACAAAGCGGCGAGCGGTGAGGGTATCTATTGGCGTTTTTCCGATGTACGGGAATACGTATTTTTCCATGGATCGCCAGATATCCTTAATCGTGTTGTAAGCGAGATTCTGGCCTTTTTTCATCTCGTACCAGTCAGAGGCAACTTTTTCGAACGTGTTGCCCTTTTTCCGGCTCTCTGCTTCACGTTTCCGGCGTTCGTGGTCCTGTGGGTCAACTCCCTTCGCTATAAGTCCCCTGTATTCGTTTCGTCGCTCTCTGGCTTCTGACAGAGAAACATCATTCAGCGGACCAAGACTAACGATGGTTCGTTTTTTGTCAGTGGGTCGGTAATACGTAAAGCGCCAGATTTTTGATCCGGAGGGCTTCACCAGAAGAAACAATCCTCCGCCATCCTGCAGGGTGTATTCTTTTTCTCCTGGTCGTGCATTTTTGATCTCCGTGATGGTTAGTGGAGTGGTTTTTCGTGCCAT